GCATTTGAGAGATATGTGGCATATTGATTAATAGGCATGGGATTTGTTTTGATCCATTCTATGAGTCTATGTTTGGAAAATTTACTTAACAACTTTTTTAGAGTTTCCATTTTCCACAAATCAAAAAATATAATACAACTTCCACCCTTGCGAAGAATTCTATAAAATTCATTTATAACTTTTTCCAAATCATCTAAAGTATAATCTTTATCCCATTGACCATAATCAGTTTTTACAGCAAACCTCCGGCCGTAGTCAACTTCTTCTTCTGATCCATCCTCTAATTTTTTCTTTGATATTTGTTCATAACCTTCATCTCCTGGCTTTCTTTCACTATGAGATTGCATACCAGATTTTTTAGAAATGATATAGGGGGGATCTGTAAGAACTAGGTCTACCGAACCACTTTCAATTGTTTTTAGTAATTCTAAATCGGTTTTCTTAACGTATCTGGATTCCATATTGTTTGATATCTTTTTTACTAACATTAGCTTGTAGTCTCGGATCTTTCATTGTTAAAACAGTATCATATTTTTTTCTAAGTTTTGGAAGTAATATAGACAAAACATCATCACCACTTAATTTCCATATTTCTACAATACCTTTACTACCTTCAAATCTAGAGTAATAATGGTTTTCGTATTTTCCAATTTTTTCTTCTCTTAAATATTTTTCTTGATCTGCCCAAGTAGGTTGAACACTGATTCCAGTGTATGCACCTTGAATAGATTTTCCAGTAGTTGATTTATATTCACAGGCGCCTTCTTGGTCAATTCCATCCGCTCCCGCGAGTGTGTCAGAAATTTCGTGTTGCATTTCAATAGCTGTGAAAATTTCTTTAGAACGAGCATAAGAAAAAGGATCACCCACACCAGGCTCATTTTCGCAAAGAGTGGCCATTTCTAAATAAAGTCTCTTATATTCTTTTTGGAAGGTTTTGGACATTTTCATAATATTTTCTTGATTTGTGGGTAAAAATGGAAAGGGTTAATCCCTTTCCTCATTCTTCATGTACTATTATACAGAAAAACGAAACGTTTGTCAAGTCTTTTCTCACATTTCTACTAATTTTTGTATTAAATTCATAGCAACTGAAGTTGCTGGAATAACACTGCCTAACATGACTGCTTTATCGTTCCAGTAAAATCCTACAGCAGTCCAACATCCAGTACCAATAATATAAAAAACTTGACCATATATGGGTAGTCCTGCATTTTGAAGGAATATTCCAAGTACAGCAGCAATTACACCTATCCATTTGAGATAACTGTCTGGTCCACCTGAAGGTGTACTAGGTGAAACTTCTTCAAACTGAGCCTGCATTTCCTCAAGCTCTTGTTGCAGTCGTTTCTTTTCTTTTGAGAGTTCCATAGCAAGGCTGGCTGCCTTGCCCATCTGTTTTTCTTCTTTGTATTCTACTTGTGCGATATCTTCTTCTGACATAATCTATTTTCCTACGTTCAATTCATTTTAAATCTTCTATCTACCATCCTGACTTCACTTTCGCCTTGATCATAGATAAAAACTTCTTTGATTGGTCCGTCTATATTCTTATCCCAATAGTCTAGGAATTTGGCAATGCGAGGAAATTCAGGCAACTGGTCTTCTGTCTGCCACATGAATTCTTGAACTATATGTAGATAATCTGGTATGTAATAGACAACTTGAACTGTAGCAACTGTCCATTTGTTTAAAATGTAAGCCAAAACTATTCCTTTCCGGTTGAACCAAATCCTCCATCTCTATCGGTTTTTTGTTCTGGACGAACATCAGTTTGGAATATCATATACGATAGTTCATGAACAAGTTCAGCTTGACATATACGAATTCCATCGAATACAAATTGTTGGTATCCACTTATGTTGTAAACCATCATGTAAACTGGTTCAACATAATCAGAATCTATAATGCCCACATTGTTTGCAAGTGTCAATCCTTGTTTGAGAGCAAGACTTGACCGTGGATATAAACGAATCGAAAAACCTTTTGGAATATCAAAAATTAATCCTGTAGGAATTAATGCTCTTTCGTGAGGATTAATTTGAACTTTTCCATTTACTACTTTTCTGGTTCTCTTGTCTAACTGTTCATGAGAATTCATGTATATATTTACTTCTGAATTCTCTGGTAAAAATGAACATAAGTCAAAACAAGCAGAACCTTCTGTAGCACGAATAGGTTTTTTTACTGCTGGATTTGTTTTGTAAAAATATAAATCACTCGTCATTCTCGACATCAGCTTCCTTCTTATTTCCTATATTATATTTCGGTGTCAACTCCCATTCCTCTTTCTCTTTGAAAGAAAGAATCTTTAATTGACTCAATGGAACTGTAGGTTCTGCTGATTTATCTGCTTTTACTAGAGAAATTAATTCCCATTCAGAAAGTAAATTAGCTATTGTATTTCTACGAGCTTCATCATTCTCTGAAAAATTGGATGTCTTTCCGTCTAGCGCAAAAAGTTCTTTAAAATGTACTATGTAATATTTTCCTTGCTTGTGGAGAATATGACAAGATTGAAATAATGTTTTTTCTTTGCGTGATGCAATTCCGATTCTTGTGAGGGTTTCTCTTACTTTGAGAAAATCATCGGGTTCTTTTAATGTAACTTCAATCATCGATTGGATGATAGTTTCACTCATTTTGTTCCTTTCAAACCACCTAATTCAATATTTTGTCGAATAATGTCTAATTGCGAGTCGTTCAGCAATGTAGAATAATCTCTTGCCTTTGTATAACTGCAATTATAATATTTCTTGATTAGTTCAAGAATATCATTATTTTCGCGTTTAATCCATTTACTCCATCTCTTTTTGGGTCTTATTGTATTTAGTAAAAAGTCAAATTGAAGTTTTGGATCTAGGTGGTTCTGAACATTCATTTCATTAGCATACAGAGCCGTATCGTGATTAAAACTCAAACCACGATTTATGATAAAAGAGGTATACTCCTTTTCCACATTTGGTGTTTCATCAATCAAGTTTTTCTTACCATGATTGATTTGATTTATGAAGTCGAATGGGCTCATACAAACTCACATTCTGCCATCAACTCTATCAGACAAGCAACCAAGTTAATCTCTTGGTCTGCTACGAAAGCGGATTTGTACTGGTAACTAGCAATAATCAATACCGCTTGTGGTATGGATGATTTTTCTAATACTTCATATAGTTTGTCATAGATTTTACGATAGACAGTAGCAGGGTCATTGTCAACATTAGTAGCAACCCATTTTCTCATGTTCTGAAAGTTCTTTTCTCTCAAAGAAGAAATCAATTGGTCTAAGTTCAACTCACCAATATTTGCCAGAATACCAGAATCGATATTTCCAGAGGATGAATATCTTTGAAGTTCGTTGATTACTCTACGAAAGTCAGGAAAATGTTTGTTGATAAGTTCTGCTACGACTCTCTTATCGTGAACCACATTTTCAGAATCGAGAATATGTTCGCATCTTTCCATGAACTTAGATGCTATCTTTGGTTTTTCATCTTTGGATAAAACAAAATCGATAACCGCACATCGAGAATGTATCGGTTCAATAATACGATTTTTGTAATTACAAGTGAAGATGAAAGAACAATTATCAGCAAACTTCTCAATGAAACCCCTCATTGCTGGTTGAACAGAATCGGGATTTGAGTAGTCTGCTTCATCTATGATAACAACTTTTCTTGAACTTCCAGATAAAGATATGGTAGAACAAAATTGTGTCATCTTAGTTCTGAGAGTATCTATCATTCTACCCTCATCTGAACCATTGATGATAATGTAATCGGAATTGGTTTGCTCACACAATGCTCTAGCAACAGTTGTTTTACCAACTCCCGCTGAACCGGAGAGCAACAGATTAGGAACTTTACCTTCTTTAGTCAAATCAGATAGTGTTCCCTTGATACTATCCGATAAAATGCATTCTGAGATTGTAAGAGGTCTATAACGCTCTACCCACAATAAGGAATTTTTTGCCATAATATTTCACTTTCATAATATAAATTATAATCAAATTTTATGCTGCTTTTGTCATATAAGATGAAAGAGCAGTATAACCATGTTTTTCTGAATAAGTTCTATAATAGTCCTTACCAGTAGAATTTTTCGTTGTTGGTTTTTCAACATACTTAGCCGTTTCTTTACCCTCTACATAAGTAGCGATCATCTGTAATACAAAACTAATTTGTGGTGGCATCTCCCTCATGGCCGTGCCCCACGGAAATTGACCAGGCTGCTTGTTATAAATTTCAAAAACAGTATGAGTCACACCACACTTAGATTTAGTGCGACCGTCAGAATAACCTTCATCAAATTTCTTGATAAAATCGATAACTTTATATTCTGTACCTTTTGTTGTATGACATTTTAGTGCCATCAAAAATGCACCTAATACTGATTGGCTACATTTTTGAGTAAGATCTTGACGATCTAAGATAAGTAATTCTGATGAGAACAATTTTAATTTTTCAATATTAGTATTTTGACCAGAAGAAGGTTTGGGGTATTTTTCTGGATACATTCCAGTTGCTGCATAATTTATTGCTGTAACAAATGACCCCTTCTTGAACTTAGCACTAGAAAAATTTAAATCCAAAAGAATAGCTTGTCCTGTCAGTTTTTCTGCTGTAGATTCTGTTGATGTAACGCTATCAAAACAATTATATCCTTCCCACATAGCATCCATAGAATCATAATAATAATATGTAGCAGCAAGTTCATCTGGTTTTTCTAGTAAACCTTTCTTCCAAAAATATTTTCTGGTATTACCATCAACTACATAAGTTGCACCTTTTTTATATGTCACTCCATGATAGACAGAATCTTTAGTCAGTACACCAATTGAACAAGTCTTGTGTTCTGGACGCAATGTTTTAAATTTTTTCATTGCTTTCTTTATTCGTAACAGTACATCACGATTAAAGGGTATTGTTGAAATACCATCAAACTCCCCATAGGTCAACATTTTTTGTAAAATTTCTTTCATTATATTCTCCATTTATTCATCATAAGATGAGTTCGCTTCAAGAGCAATCCAATAGTTTAGAGTATCAGATTGACGTTTAAAATGTGATATTCTTTTAGAGGAAAGGCGAACATCA